GAACTTTAGACCTACAAAGTCTGGAGCGGGCATGACAGAAGCCGGGGTCAAAGCCTATAGAAGATTAAATCCTGGCTCTAAACTAAAAACAGCCGTGACCGGTAAAGTGAAAAAAGGGTCAAAAGCTGCAAAACGTAGAAAGTCATATTGTGCAAGATCTCTTGGACAACTAAAACGAGCGTCAGCTAAAACACGAAACGATCCCAATTCACGAATCCGTCAGGCAAGAAGGAGATGGAAATGTTAAAGAAAAAAGCAATTAAAAAAGTGATAAAAGGATTGGGTAAAGCAGTGAAAGCCCATACTAAACAAGCTAAAATGTTGAAAGGGGCGATTAATGGCGGATCCAAAAAAAGGAACGGGAAAAAAGCCTAAAGGCTCAGGAAGGAGATTGTATACAGATGAAAATCCAAGGGATACGGTATCAATTAAATTTGCTACGCCGACGGATGCTCGCAAAACCGTGGCGAAGGTTAAGAAAGTTAATAAACCGTTTGCTAGGAAAATACAAATCCTCACAGTAGGAGAGCAAAGAGCTAAGGTTATGGGCAAGTCAAAAGTGGCTTCCATATTTAAAAAAGGAAAAGAATCAATTAGGAAAGAGAGGAAAGCGTGAGTAGAAAAGGGATAATATCTGCACTTCATACTAAATATGAAGCAGACATAGCTACAGCTGATGCTACTGTGAATATCTATCTAGATAATCCTGTTGCCATTGGTGAACATCCACAACACCTAGAAGAAATAGATAAGCTGTTAGGTAAAATAGCTGAAGCAAAAGATAAAAAACAAGCCTTGGAGGATTTTGAAAATGAATGATTTAGAATTGATCGTAAAAATCCAACGTCAACTAAGAGACCTGTATCAGAATGTTGGAGAAAGTATGTTATCAGGAAACGTTGACAACATGGAAAAATACAAGTATATGCTAGGACAGGCACATGCCTACCAGTATATTATTCAGGAAATCTCTAACCTGCTAGAAAAGAAGGAGCAAAAAAATGACGAAGGAACAATTATTGACCTCGAAAAACGAGGTCCCAAAGCATAAAAACGCTTTGGAAGAAAAGTATAAAGAACAAAAAGTTGAATCTGTTGAAGAAGCAAAAAGAATAGATGAGACTAATGTTGGATCAATTAAAGATGAATTACCACAACCATCTGGTTGGAGGCTTTTAGTTTTACCTTTTACACCAAAAGAAAAAACTAAAGGTGGTATTATCATTGCACAAGAATCTTTAGACAAAGCACGAATCGCTACGAATTGTGGTTATGTTGTAAAGATGGGACCAATGGCATACGGAGATAAAGAAAAATTTCCAACTGGCCCTTGGTGTAAAGAAGGAGATTGGGTGATTTTTGCAAGATATGCAGGATCACGATTACCAATAGAAGGTGGAGAAGTCCGTCTTCTTAACGACGACGAGGTTTTGGGTACAATAGGAGATCCAGAATCTGTGTTGCATTACATTTAACATAGGAGGAGACTATGCAAGAAGAAGAAAACAAAAAAGACGTACCTATGGTTGATATAGATACCTCTGGTCCTGGAGCTGACGTTGAGCTTGAAGAACAGAAACCAGAAGTTGAAGTAGAAACTAAGGAAGACTCTAGCCCCGCGCCACAAGTGGAAGAGACTAGAGAAGAGAAAGCAGAAGGCAGCGACGAGCAGCCAGAAGCTAAACAGGAAGAGAAGCCTGAAGAAAAGAAAGAAGAAAAGCCAGAATTAGAAACGTATTCAAAAGACGTTCAAAGAAGAATAGCTAAACTTACGAAGAAATGGAGAGAAGCACAAAGACAAGCTGATGAAGCTTTAGCTTTTGCTAAAAACCAAAAAGATCAAAAAGAAAAACTTCAAAAGAAATATTCTCAAGTTGAACAAGTTGGTGTTAAAGACAGAGAAGAGAGAATCAAATCTGGTCTACAAGCATCAGCAGCTAAATTAGCAGCAGCCAAAGAAGCAGGAGATCTTGCAGCTGAAGTTGAAGCTAATAAAGAGATTGCTAGACTTGGATACGAAGAAGCAAGACTAAACGAACTAAAAGCAGCATACGAAGAGACTAAATCAGAGGTTAAAACGGATGAAATACCGAAAGCGCCTCAACCAAGACAAGCTACACCCGATCCAAGAGCGGAAGAATGGGGAGCTAAAAACAAATGGTTTGGTACTGATACGGCTATGACGTACACTGCCTTTGATCTACACAAAAAACTAGTGGATGAAGAGGGTTACGACCCTGCTAGCGACGAATATTATTCGGAAATAGATAAGAGAATAAGACTTGAATTTCCAAATAAATTTGATACAACTGATGGTAAGGTTCAAGAAAATACGACCAAGCCTACACAAATAGTAGCTTCAGCGAAGCGAAGTGTAAACAAATCAGGTCGCAAAACCGTGAGACTCACACCTTCTCAGGTTGCTATCGCTAAAAAATTAGGAGTGCCATTAGAAGAATATGCGAAACAAATAAAAATCACGAAGGAGGTATAGCATATGGAAAACGATAAAATGAAAACCCCGCGTGCGAGCCAGTCTAGAGCTAAAGATAAAAGACCTACGACTTGGACTCCACCATCATCTTTAGATGCACCACCTGCGCCAGACGGATACAGGCACAGATGGATAAGAACTGAAGTTTTAGGATTTGACGATACTAAAAACATGTCAGGTAAAATGAGATCCGGATGGGAATTAGTGAGAGCTGACGCTTATCCAGATACAACTTATCCAAGTCTGAAAGACGGTAAATACGCAGGAGTGATTGGAGTTGGTGGCCTAGTGCTTGCTAGGATACCGGAAGAGGTTGCCAAATCTCGAGAAGCTTACTTTGCTAAGCAAACTAAGGATCGAGACGATGCAGTTAACAACGACCTTATGAAGGAAGAGCACTCTAGCATGCCGATTAATGCTGAGAGACAAAGTCGTGTAACTTTTGGTGGTACGAAGAAATAATTTCTTTGCGATACCAAGACAAGCGCGATCATAAACAATAAACCATGTCTTAGGAGGACAACATTATGGCAAATAAAGACTCAGCTTTTGGATTAAGACCCATTGGCAAAGTTGGTCAGAATAGAGACAACCAAGGTTTATCTGAGTATGATATCGCAGCTTCTGCAACAGCGATTTTCCAGAACGACCCTGTCGAAATGGCAGCAACTGGAACAATAACTGTAGCGGCAGCAACAGATACATTACTAGGATCACTTAACGGTGTTTTCTTTACTGACGCATCAACAAGCAAACCGACATTTGCTAATCACCTAAAAGGCTCTAATACCGCTACGGATATTAAAGGCTTTGTAAGTGATGACCCTTATGAAAGGTTTGAAATACAATCGGACGACGCAACTGCGGCAGCAGACGTCGGCCTTAACGCTGATATTGTGTACGCATCAGGAGCTACTCCGAATTTCATTTCGAAAGTAGAACTAGATCATTCAGATCTTAAAACTGGTACGGCGCAATTAAGAGTACTCGGCATATCAAAAGACATCAATAATAACGAAGCAGGTTCTGCTAACGTTAACTTGGTGGTTATGATAAATGAGCACTTCTTAAAAGGCACAACAGGTATATAATAGGATAGGAGTATAATATTATGGCAATATCAAGAGGACAACTAGTTAAAGAACTAGAGCCAGGATTGAATGCACTATTCGGCCTGGAATATAAAAGATACGAGAATCAGCATGCTGAAATTTTCGACACAGAAAACAGTGACAGAGCTTTTGAAGAAGAAGTAATGTTATCTGGTTTCGCGCAAGCTCAAGTAAAACCAGAAGGATCTGGCGTAACTTTTGACAACGCACAAGAAACTTTCACAGCTAGATACACGCATGAAACAATTGCTTTAGCATTTGCTATCACAGAAGAAGCTATCGAAGATAATCTCTACGATAGACTAGCTTCTAGATACACAAAAGCTTTAGCAAGATCGATGGCAAACACTAAGCAGATCAAAGCTGCGAATGTATTAAACAATGCATTCAACAGTTCATTTGCTGGTGGTGATGGTAAGGAGCTTTGTGCTACTGACCACCCAACGATAGCTGGAACTTTCTCAAATGAGTTAGCGACATCAGCTGATCTTAACGAAACATCGTTAGAGCAGTCTCTGATCGACATTAACGCATTCACAGATGAGAGAGGTCTAAAAGTTGCAGCAAGAGGAGTAAAAATGATTATTCCTTCTGAGCTTCAGTTTACAGCTGAAAGACTGATGAAGTCTGCAGGCAGAACTGGAACGGCTGACAACGATGTAAACGCAATAGCGTCTATGGGAATGATCCCACAAGGTTATGTAGTGAACAACTACTTAACTGACACTGATGCGTTCTTCATCAAGACAGACGTGCCTAACGGAATGAAAATGTTCGTTAGATCACCGATCAAAACAGCTATGGAAGGTGACTTCGATACTGGTAACGTAAGATACAAAGCTAGAGAGAGATATTCATTTGGATTCTCAGACCCTAGAGGTATGTTCGGTTCACCAGGTGCGTAATCATCTGATTAACTAATTAAAAAGGGGGCTTTCGGGTCCCCTTTTTTTATGATAGAAAGAAATGGCAACCATGAAAAACTTCCACGTACAAATCAGAGCATATGGCTACTATACTGACTTCAACATAGAGTCTGAAGATAATAGTAAAGCCTTTGAAGATGCACTAGTTGACAAACTAGGAAAAAATGATATAAAATGGGAGAAAGATGGATTTATTAATAAGTCCAAA